GCTGTGGCTCGTCCTATTATGTCGCAGGGGTTTTTGGGTGATGCGCGTCTTGCCCCTACGCGCAACATTGGGGAGGGGGTGACGGTTTCAGAAGTGGCTGCTACTCGGACAGATCTTTCACCGATAGGTCAAATAGGTGGGCCTACGCCCGATGCCCGTCCCTTTGTGGTAGTTAGAAAAGCAGACGGTTCCCTTCAACCCTTCTACCAGTCTACGGGAGATAACAGCGGGATGGCAGGTGCGTGGCTGCCGTTCGATGGGTTTGGCGGAGTTGTAAATGATACGTTCCACAAGTCGTGGTATCGGAAAAATCGTTTCGGGCAGGGTGGGTTTGCAAGGGGTACTCCTTTGCACCGATTCGGTTCGGAAGAAAATAAGACTCTTAGTGAACTGTTGGGTCGGGAACTTGGAGATGCGGAACCCACTATTTTGTTTGATATGGAGGGGGTAAATACTGAACTGATTCCTGGCATGTCGTATGAAGATTTGAATGATGCGTTGGGCACCCACAGAGCGTTTGAGGATTATGAGAGGGCTATTAGATGACCAGGAGTGAGAAGAGGCGTCGCAAGGCCCGCAACAAGGCACGGCTTGTGGCTGGCGTGCAGCGCCGCATCTTGGAACGCCAAGCGTTCGCTGAGTGGGGGTTGAGACCTGCTTGGTGGGCTTTACGTGACTAGGCGGACCTTGGTTGTGTTGGCATCCGCTGCCATGTTCGCTGTTGTGGTGTACGCTGTGGAACGCATGTTGGAAAGAGTCACCAAGGAAGCCACTTTAGGAGGTTAGGCCGTGTCGGGGAAAACGCAATCGGATTGGTTGGCTGAGGGGATTGAAGCGGGGTGGTGTGGTCCTCCTGTGTGTTCTACCCATGATGGTATTCCGACCACGTTTGAGGAGGACGAGTTGTGGGAGACGGAGGATCCGTGTACGTTTGTGATCCGCCCGTACGCTTCGGCGATGGAACGCGGCCAGGTCGAGGCGAATCATCCTCCTTCTGTGTGGCGCAACGAGTGGACGCCGCGGTTGAGGCTGGTTGAGTAGCCGTTGTCTCGTTTGCAGGAGTTGCGGCAGGAGGCCGAATGGCGTCGCTGCCGCGACGATGAAAAATATTTTTTGGAGAAGTATTGGTGTATTGCGCATCCTGCGCATGGCCGTATTTTGTTCAAGTTGCGTGGCGCTCAGGATGAGGCTTTGAAGCAGTGGGGCCGCAATCGGTACAGTTTGACTTTGAAGGCTCGTCAGATTGGTTGGACGACGTTGGTGGCTGCGCACCAGTTTTGGTTGGCGTTTTTTCGTGATGATCAGAACATTATTGATTTGTCGCGTACTGAGCGTGAGGCTGTGCTGCTTCTCAGGAAAACGAAGTATGGGTTCAGGCATTTGCCGAAGTGGATGGTTGCCAGGGGGCCTGAGTCGTTGGTGGAGCATCAGCAACGCATGTCGTTTGATAATGGTTCGATGATTACGTCGATGCCGTCTGCTTCGGATCCTGCCCGTGGCGAGTCTGCAACGTTGATTGTTGTCGATGAGTGGGCGTTTCTACCGAACCCTGAGGAGGCTTGGGCTTCTATTGAACCTGTGGCTGATGTGGGTGGCCGCATCATTGGTCTCAGCACGGCTAATGGGTCTGGCAACTTTTTTCACCAGTTGTGGACTGGGTCGGAGGCTGGTGTCAATAGGTTTGAGCCAATGTTTTTTCCGTGGTCTGCTACGGAGGATCGTGGCGATGCCTGGTATGAGGAGAAGCGGCGGTCGATGCTGCCTTGGCAGTTGGCTCAGGAGTATCCGACTACTGCCGAGGAGGCGTTTGTCAAGTCGGGTAACCCTGTGTTCGATTTGGATGTATTGGATGTGTTGCTGCGGGGGTGTATCAGCGGTGACGATGGGTGGCTGCATGAGTTGCAGCCACGGGTATTGGAGTTTAGGCAATGAGTTTCGTTGTGTGGGAGCGGCCGCAGCCGCAGGAGGCGTACGTGCTGGGGGTTGATACGGCTGAGGGTTTGGGTCATGGCGATTATTCGTGTATCCAGGTGTTGGCTGTGTCGTCTGGGGTGCAGGCTGCTGTTTGGCATGGGCACATTCCGCCTGATGAGTTGGCTCAGGAGGTTTTGAATGTTGGTTTGTGGTATCGGGATGCGTTGTGTTGCGTCGAGTCGAACAATCATGGTTTGACGACGTTGACTGTGTTGCGGCAGTTGGGGTATCCGAGGTTGTTTCGGAAACGGTCGTTGAACAAGGTGTCGGATAGGGTGACACAGGAGTATGGGTGGAAGACGACGCGTACGTCGAAGCCGTTGATGATTGACGATTTGGCGACTGCGTTGAAGAACGACGAGTTGGCGTTGCGTGATAAGCACACTGTGGCGGAGTTGCGTACTTTTGTGCGCAACGAGCGGGGGTCGATGTCTGGGTCTCCGTTTGATGACCGTGTCATGGCTTTGGCTTTGGCGAATCAGATGCGCAAATATGCGCATGCTCCCGAGTTTGCTGCCGATGTTGACGATTATTGGACGGTTGATTGGTTTCGCCGCCAATCTGGGACTCAGTCTGAGAATCCGTTCCAAATAGGGGTTCATGCTATTCGCGGGGGCGCAAGTGGGACACCTCGTCCTTCCTGATGAGGACTTAGCGGTTCTTTCCTACAACCAACCACGGAGATGGTTTCTGATGGCAACAAACTTTGTGTCACATACTAGTGGCACGCAGACAGTTGACGGCTCTAAGGGCCGCAACAACAAGTTGGATCGTGGCGGCAGTGTCGTGGCGAACCGTGTGACTGAAACGGGGTCGCAGAAGGCGACTATTCGGTCGGGTTCACCCAAGTACGCCAATCAGACTGGCGGATATGGTGAGATCACCACGAAGGATACGCCTGAGAACCAGCACGGTCTTAGCGGCAAGGTTGAACCTGCTTCTAAGCAGCCGTAGCGGTGGCGGTTCTTCCGCCAAACGCATCGTTCAATGATTTCGCCAGATATGTGGAGGCCCAGCAGGGGCCGAAGACGCGTCTGGAACTCAACGAACTTTGGGCGTGGCGTAAAAAACTGCTTGGCGTCAAGTTTGATGTGGGCCGCGGGTATCGCGGAACTCTCCCAGCCGACGAACAGGATCTCACAATGAAGCAACGTGAGGCGAAGGTTGTTGCGGAAGCGAAGTCGCAGGGACGCAACATTGAACTTGTTGGGAAACGGTGGGTGTAATGGGCCGTAAGACACGTTCGGAACGTTTCGACTCGTATAAGCGTCGTTTGGAGTTGGCTCGCAAGTGGCGTGACGACGAGGGGTACGACGACACTTGGCGTCGCCTGGGCGACCTGTACCGTGGGAAGCATTGGCCCTCAACTGCGTCAACGACATCTGATCTGATCGCCGTCAATCTGGCATTTTCGACCATCAACGTTATTTCGCCCTCGGTTGCGGTGAACCATCCAAAGATTGTTGTATCAGCGACGCTGCCTGACAACGAAGCCCAGGCTTCCACCAATGAGGCTGTCATCAACTACTTGTGGCGCCATCACGACTATCAGAAGCCATTCAGGCGTGCTGTCAAAGACTTTCTGATCTTTGGACATGGCTGGTTGAAAGTTGGGTGGCGGTTCGTTGAACAGGAGCAGACCCTGGGGGATCGCGATTTGGACGCCATGTACGCCGAGCAGGTTGCCACGGCCGACTCTGCGGCGATGCAAATGCCTGCCTTGGCGGGCGATTTGCCAACGAACGACGAGATCGCAGCGAATCTGCCTACGTCTGCGATGACGATTGTTGAGGATCAGGCATTCGTTGAACGGGTATCCCCGTTCGACATTTTCGTTGATCCCGAAGCAACATGCATGGATGACATTGCGTGGATAGCGCAACGCATCGTGCGGTCCCTGGAGGACGTTCAGTCGGACAAGCGGTATAAGCCGTCGGTGCGGAGGCGTTTGTCTGCCGATGCGGGCGTCAAGGGCGCCCGCGATGACGGGTTGGGAACAACAGAGCAGTACGTCGACGATGACCGCATCACCTTGTACGAATACTACGACATCGAGTCGAACACTGTGTCGGTGTGTGCCGAGAATGGTGACGAGTTTCTCCTAGATCCGATACCGATGCCGTATGCCTACGGGCAGCCGTTCATTATGTTGCGCAACTACGACATCCCAGACCGCTTCTACCCCCTGGGTGACCTCGAATCCATCGAATCTTTGCAGTTGGAGTTGGATAAGACTCGTTCGCAGTTGATGAATGACCGCAAACGGTACGCCCGCAAATATTTGTACCATGAACGTTCATTTGGCCCTGAGGGCCGTGAGGCGTTGGAATCTGATGACGATGGGCGGCTTGTTCCCGTTGTTGACGAGAACAAGCCTCTCAGCGAGGTTGTGGTGCCGATGCCGCAGTCGCCTCTCAGCCCCGAAATATACGCTTACTCCAACATTATTGAGCAGGACATCAACACGGTGTCTGGCGTCAACGAGTATGCCCGTGGGCAGATGCCTGAGATTAGGCGTACAGCGACGGAAGCATCCATTATTGCTGATGCTGCGAACGCTAGGGCTGCTGACAAGTTGGCGATAGTCGAGTTGGCTATTGGTCAGATCGCCAGGCGGGTGTTGCAGTTGATGCAGCAGTACATGACGGGTGAGCAGATTGCCCGTATCGCTGGCCCAGATGGGCAGGATCAGTTTGTGTCGTATGTCCGTGAGGACATTATCGGTGAGTTCGATTTCACCGTGGAGGGTGGTTCTACGCAGCCGATCAATGACACGATTCGTAAGCAGCAGGCTGTTTCATTGTTGAACGCTATTGCGCCTCTGGTTGGCACTGTTATTGATCCGCAGGCGCTGGCTTTGCATGTGTTGCGTGATGGGTTCGACATCAAGAATCCTGAAAAGTTTTTGGTACAGCAGCAGCCGATGGCCCCCGAGGGGGCTGAGGGTGCGCCTCCTATGGGGATGCCTCAGAATGGGG